GTCGCGACCGGTACGCTTACCTTGGTCGGGATATTGAAAGCGCGACACTCGGCGAGAAGACCGCCCATAGTACGAGCTTTCTTAACGATCTCGTTAAGCGTAGACGTAGGCAGTACGGCGGCGCTATTGCTCGCGGTATTGTACGCGTCGGCGCGCTTCTCGGCGACGGTCTGAGCGACCGCAAAAGCGCGGCTCTCGGTCTCGTTCAGCTTCTGCCCCAGAAGGGTCTTATAGAAAGCGCTACGGTACTCGGGAGTATCGGCGACGGTCTCAGCGTCGAAAGCGCGTTTCTCGGTCTTCATGGACTCGAGCACAGAGAGAGTCTTCTTAGCGGCGCTACGGCTTTCGGCGTTGTCGCGCGCTTCTTTGATACCGGAAAGCTCGATATTAAGAGCGTCGATATCGGCGTCGGCGTTAGTCTCGATCTCGGTCGCGATCTGGGCGGCGCGAGTCTGCATAGCTTCGACGGTCTGGGTACGGTAGAAGTTAAAAGCTTCTGCCACAGAGTTAAACTTCATAGTTATAACCTCACTTTCATAATCTGGTTGATAAGTTTCTTGGCTTCGTTGCGCTTCTGCATGAAACCACAGAGAAGAAGACGCGAGTCGCGACTCTCTGCCGAGACGGTCGTAGACTCGTAAGCAGGAAACGCCGTTAAAGTACACTCGTAAACCTTCGCGATACGTTTAATCGTGCGCGTATTGGTCTTCGGGTCGTACTCGTCGCCGTCGTCCGGTACGGTAAAAGCGAAGCTTAAGCCGCGTATATCGCCGCGCTCTACCGCTTGGTACGCTTCTCTACCTGCTTCGGTATCTGGTAGCTGAGCTCGGAAGGTAAGACCGTCGGCGTCTACTTCTAAGCTCATGGTACGCGGCGTACGTGCGAGCGGTATACGGCTCGCGTCGTGCCCTACTAAGAGCCGTACGTCGCCGATATCCGCGCCGTCGAGCGCGCCGCGTCTGATTACCTCGATATAGCTGCCGGCTATATCGTGAATCTCCGTAGGCGACTCGTATACCACCGGTCGCCCACTCAAAATAAGAGCTTTTTCGCCGTCTGCCGGCGGCGCTTCTGCTCGTATCTCTGCTACTCTAATCTCTTTCATAGCCATACCTCACACTCTGGGACTTCTTTATAGCGTCCGTCTTCGTATCCGACGCTATAGCCGTAGTCGTACTCGCCGCTCTTACTGGGGCGGTCGTCGAAAGTCTCGTACTCTCTGCCGTGGTAGCCGTCTGAGTATCCTCTCTTATAGCCGAGCTCGTAGTCGTTCATACTACACCTTCTCTAAAGACCGGCTTACCCAGTACGCCGAGAAAGTCGACGATCTTCTCGACGCTCGTACCTTCGCCGATCACGAAGCCGCGCTCGTTAAGTATCTCGTAGACGCCCTTACGACCGGCTTTACACCGTACGCCGTAGCCGATCTTATCGGCGGCTTTACGCATGGTCTCGAGAGCGTCGCGGTCGTCGGTATCACACTCAGCGCCGCAGTAGGGGCAGTAGTACTTACTCGTCGTCTTCACCTTCTTTAAGTCTGTTATCGGGCTTCTTACCGAGTTGATACTCAGACGCGAGCGCCTGGTCTATCATGTTAAGCGCCTGTAGCCGCTTGTCGCCGTCTGCTACGCTCGGTAGGTTGAGTATCTCGAGCGCTTGGTTAATCGTAAGTAAGCCGTACGGCGCGAGCTGAGCGATAAGCGAGACTTTCGTCTTATTACTCGTAAACTGTAGCCGCCCAGACTCGAAGATAATCGAGTTACCGTACGCTTGCTCGCGGTCATTAAAGACTTTCGCGGTAAACTCTTGCGAGAGCGCTATCGCTATCGGCTCGAGCGTCGACTCGTAGAAAGCGGCGTACTCGTCTTCTGTGTAAGAGCTATTTACGATAGACTCGGTAAGACCGAGGTAGTTATAGATCTTCGTCTTTACCTGCTTCGCTTGCTCGGCGTCCAGTATTACCGGCTTGTGGTCTATCGGCTTATAATCCATCTTCTGGTCGACCGCGATAACGCCGGTACTGTTCTCGAGCTCGAGGTAGTCTTTTACGAAAGCTTCTTTCTCTTCTTTAAGCTTCGTCGGGCTCATAATCTGCGTAAAGCTCAGGATACCGCGTATACTCGCGCCGGCTTTAATGCCGTTAATAATACCTTCGTTCTCGGTCTGAGCGAGCTCGATACCGGACGCTATCGCCGCGTTACTCTCGCCCAGTACGTCGCCGCTATTGAAGAAGCGCCGAATATGGATAACGTCGGCGTACGGTAAGACGATCTGCTTACCGCTTCTCAGCATGAAACCACAGAAGAGCGTACCGGCGGCGTCGCTGAGTATCTCGACGTTACTCGCCGTTATCGGGTATATCGCTTTCAGATTGCCGCGCTCGTCGCGATCCAGATAAGCGAAAGAGTTATTATACAGGAAGAGCCGAGTAACGAGCTTATATAGGAAGTCGTACGAGCTCATTACGGCGTTAGGTCTCACCTGTAAGAGCCGGTTAAGCTTACCGTCGTCGCTCTCTTGGCGCTTGCCGGCGTAGGTCACTACGTGCGAGCCCTTCAGCTTACCGGCGTTACGAGCGATAGCGTCGACGGCTTCGCGGTAGACGTCGTTACTGTACGCGTCGCCGGTAAAAGCCGAGAAGCTCGCGGTCGGCTCTGTTACGAGTCTCGTCGCGGTTACGGTCTTCGGTCGTCTGATAAAGCGGTCTAAAATGCTCACTCTCTCACCTCTTACAAGCTTTCGTCTACCTTCACCTTGTACCGCCGGTCGAAAGCGCTCTTAACGTTACAGGCTTCTTGGTTTAAGACGGTAAAGTACTCGATCTCGCTCAGATTGAGGTACTTCGTCGAGTTGCGTAGCTCTTTATTTTCGGTCGCGAGAAAGCCGTCGATATGCGGCGCGCCTACGTCGACGCGTACGCCCTGTAGGTAGTTACCGCTCTTAAGCCGAATCTTCAATATTACCGGATTACTCATATTTCGCGGCTTACCTCTCTTTCTCGACTTACTGGTATTACTATCCATACTCATTATATCAAAGATAGTCAAATTATGCAATACTACGGACTTATTTATATTACCGGTATTTCTGCATAATAAAAGCGTACCCAGTACGTCGGGTACGCTCGTAGTATCAGATATTACGCTTACTTCTTACCGAGAGTCGGCGCTCTACCAGAGACCACAGAAGAGCCGCCGGTCTCGTCGTCTTCGTCGTCGCCGCGATACTCTGCCGGCAGTTGGTACGCTCTCGTCGTACCTTCGGCGTAGTAGTTGTACGCCGGCAGGAAGTCGTAGTAAAGCGATCCTTTCGAGCCGTTGCGGTTTTTAAGTATCTTAAGCTCTATCGGCAAGGGTAGACCGTTAGCGCCGTCTTCGTCCATCTTGGCTAAGAGCTCGCGTACTCTGGTATTATGGTCTTGTGTGCTCTCGAAGACTTTCTTCTTCTTGCCAGTCTGAGAGGTAAACCAGTGTTTTTGATAATCCATACCGTGATACTGCATAGCGAGAAGTATATCGCTCGAGTACTCGATACCGCTCGACTCTCTGAACGATCCGAAGCTTACCGGCTCGAGGTAGTTAGTACGGTTAAAAGCCGATATTACGAGTACCGGTATACGGAAGTCGCGAGAGAGTACCTTAAGCCGCGTTACGTCGTAGTCGGTAAGAAGCCGCTTATCGGTCGTACGCGCGAGCTCGCTCGGTTGTAGTATCTGCAAATAATCCACTACGACGAAAGGCTTACGCCTGGTCGCTCTGATATGGACGTCTACGACGTCGTGTATCTTGTCTACGGTAACGTCGTTCTCGCCGATAAAGATACGAGTATTACCGGCGATCTTACGCGTAGCAGCGAGCGCGTTAAGATAGATTTTACCTTGCTCGTCGGTAGCTTCACCCAGAGCGACGCCGCCGATATGACCGCTCAGTATCTCGCGCGTCGTGAGCGCTCTACCGTCGCCTAAGAGCGCGATCTTCGACGTCTGTATATGCGAGTACCGGCTTATCGTCTTCGCGTTAAGCTCTTTCTTACTCATTTCGAGCGAGAAGATAAGTACGTCTTTACCTTGCTCGGCGATCTGGGTCGCGATCTGTAGCGCATAGCTCGTCTTACCGAGAGAGCTTATAGCGCCGAGGAAGATAAGTTGCTCACCCATGAAGCCGCCGTCGAGCTTCTCGTCGAGGTACTTAAAGCCGCTACTCCAGACTTCGCCGTACCCTTGCCGGCGCGCGTCTATCTCGGCTTGCAGGTCGTCGAGCGCGCTCTCGTTGTTTGTGAGCTTGTCGTACCTGCGGTACGTGTACTCGTTGTACTCTTCTTCGCTCAGCGCGGCGAGCCCTTCTTCGCCCATCTGGTCAATCTCGTTATATCTTTCTTCGGTCATTCTTCTTAGTACCTTCTTTCGTCTTCGAGTTATGTCGCCGGTTAAGTTGCCGCTTCACTTCTTCGAGCTCTTCGAGCTCTTTCTTCTTCGCGTACTCGCGCTTCTCGTCTGCGGTAAACTCGATATGTCCGGTAAGCGGTACGCTCTTCTGCTCGGCGCGGTTAAGCGTACGGTCTATATAGCTTCTGCTCTTGCCGTGAGCCCTGTATAACGCCGACGATCTGAAGAGCCGCTCTGTACGTGCTCGGTCGCCGGTAAAGCCGTACAGAAGCGCACAGAGCGCGAGGTCGGCTTCGCTATGGTTGTCGTTATGCCCTGAGAGGTCGCCGCTCTCGTAGAGCGCTTTCACCTTCGCGCCGGTACTGCCGCTCGCGTAGATACGCTTCATAAGCTCGGCGTCGCTGAGCCGGCTTACCTCGTAAAGCCATCTCTCGCGCGTAAAGCCGCTACCACTTGAAACCACAGAAGGGGACCGCGCCGGCGTCGGCGGCTTCTTCGTGCTGAGCTCGCGTATCGGCTCGACTTCTCTAAAGTACTTCTCGTAGATCTGAGCGACGAGCTCGTCTACGTCGTCTCTCAGCTTGCCGCCTACGACGTCGCCGCTTACGGTCATATACCCAGAGTCGAAGAGTTGGTACTCGGCTTTCATGGTATCCCAGACGTCGAGCTTCGGCTTCGCGATCTTCTTAACGTCTTTCGGTAGCGATCCGATAAAGAGTAAGTGTATACCGTTGCCGCTCGGCGATATCTCGGTATAGGTCTTAAGCGTCTTCATCATTTCGAGCGCGTCGTCGGTTACTGAGTACGTGCCGCTGCCGTCGTTCTTCTTCTCGGTTACGTTATCGAGGTCGATACCGCATATACCAGTACCGCCGAAAGCGATACCGACGCCGACGACCGGCGACTCGACGATATCGTCGTACCCTTTTACGCGTACTCTCGCCGTCTTGCCGATCTGGGCGGCGGCTTCGTCGAAGGTCGCGAGACTCTCGGCTTTGTCCGTCGATCCGTTAAACAGGGTATAAGGGTTTACCGGCGGCTTATCGTAGCCGCCTACGCCGTTATGCTTCGTCGGGTTGTATATCATCGGGTAGCATACCCAGACTTTACGCGAGCGTATCGGCTCTAATTGTTCTGGTAGTGTCATAATCTCACCTCAGACGCCGGTACTCGGTCGGCTTCTCTGAAGAAACCACAGAAGAAGACCGTATTACCGGCTAAGTCGGTCTTATCGTTAAGTAAGTGTTACGGATATTACCGGATATTACGAGAGTATCAATAAATCCGGTTAAGGTCGGTATAACCCCCCTTATACGATCCTTTGAGAGAGGTTTAAGAAAGTTCACCCCGCGGCCTGCGCCCCTCTTATTTTCTTTCGACCGCCCATACCCCTTATCTCTTTCTCGGTCGGTCTGGTCTTGGTCGCCGGCGGTCGCCTGGCCTCTCTCTGTGGTTTCATGTGAGAAGCGAGCGTCGCGCTTGTGCTGAAGCACAATAGCGCGGCGTGAAGCGCTATTATGTACATTATCTTACATAGTCGTACATAATAACTTTTCGCCGAATCGCTGAGACCGTTGTCGTACTTGGCTTCGTGGGGCGTCTGTGGGTCGTTCATAATGTCGTGTTTTGCGGTAGTATAGTGTCGTGTTTTGTGGTAGGGTAGTGTCGTGTTTTGTGGTAGGGTAGTGTCGTGTTTTGTGGTAGTCTCTCTTCTTCTTGGTTGCCTGTTTTATGGTAGGGTAGTTGCCTGTTTTGCGGCTTCTCATTTCTTCAAGAAGTAGAGGTCGATACCGAAGTAGACGCGCGAAGAGTCGCGTACGTGCTCATAGCCGGCGATAAGGTTTTCAGACGTCCAGTAGTCAAGAATACGGTCTATCTTATCTTTGATAAGTCGGCGCTTGTTCTTGTCTGGGTCTTCGAGACCGAGCTCGCTATACAGATAGTCGTACCGGATACGCCGCCGGTTAAGCGGTAGCTCGGCTTTACCCTTCTTCGCGACTTCAAACTCTCGCCGCATTTTAACGATACGCCGGTACAGGATACGACGTATAGCGGCGCTCTCTTTGCCGTTGTTTAGCTTCGGTACGTCCAGAAGCTTAATATCGCGAGTATCGAGCTCGTTACGGTTAGCTTTCGCCCATCTTAAGAAGACCGGCTCTTCTACGATCTCGATAGCGCGAGCGACGTACTTACCGTTAATTGAAATACCTTTACGTCTGAAGAAGATAATCGGCTCGTCGGCGTTAAACTCGATCTCGTTCTTATCGCGGTCGACGTTGTGAAAGCGCATTTGTACCCTACCGCCGAATTTACGAAGCGCGCGCTCGATCTGGTCGTATATATCGTCGCTTACGTGTACTTTACCGGTCATTTTGCCGGTCATAGCGCGATATATCATATCGTAGGTCATTACGCGATTACCGGCGTACCAGAGCGTTATTATAGCGTCGTGTACGTCGAGGTCTTCGCCGCTGAGCTTCGGTAGCTGAGAGAAGACGCCGCTCTCGACGAGCTCGGCGTAGTCTATCGCTACCTGCGCGATTACGTTACCGTTTTCGCCGTTAAGCGGTATATCCCAGAGCGCGGTAGGGTCTGCGTCGAGCGGTCGTATAAGCTCATTCTTAAAGGCTTGCTCGGCGACTCTGGTAAGCGTCGTTACGTGCTTATCGGGTCGTACGGCGCTCTCGTCTTTCGGCGGCTTACGCTTTACCTCGCCCCACAGTACGCCGGTACTGCTTACGTACGGACTCGTAGCGAGAGCGGCGCGTAAATGGTCTTTGAAGCGTAAATACAGGTTGTCGTCTGCTTTCAGCCGGTTTAAGAGCGCCGTAAGAGCGAGCTCGACGCGCTTCTCCGTCTCTGTGGTATCGAGTAAGAAGCCGCCGTCTTCCTGTAGCCGTACGTCGTACGATCTGAAGCTAAGATACTCTTCTTCGAGCTTCGCTTCGTACTCGTGGTACGTGTTCTCTATAAGCGGTCTTATCTGCCGTACTGCTTCGCGATATACGTCTTCTAAGCTGCCCAGAGACGCGGCGTACCGCTCTTCGGCTCTCTGGTAAAAGTCTCTACGAGCTTCGAGTCTCTCGCGTTCTGCCTTGTTTACCTCGACGCGCGCTTTCTGCCATTCTTCGTTACCGGCTTCGCTCCACTCGTCTATAATATCGTTAATCTGGTCGCTGAGCCGTTGATACGCTTCTTGGTACTTCTTGGCTTCTGGACTATCGGCGTTATACTCGTAGTCGTCGGGCTTCTTAAGCGCGTCTATCTTCTTCTGTATTTTCTCGATCTTCTTATAATCGGGCTCTGGGTCTGGTCTGAGCGTCTTAAGCTTAGCTTCGCGCTCTTGTATCAGACGGTCGTACGCGTCTTCGATAGCTTGGGCTTCTTCTTTCTCTTCTTTTGTGAAGTCGAAAAACATAAGCTCACCTCTCGCCGTCGGTAGTCTCAGAAACCACAGAAGAGACCGGCTTCTCGAGCGTATCGCCGATAAGAACGTCTTCGAGTATCTTATCTGTGATATACCACTTCGCGCCGATCTTCTGAGCTTTAAGCGTACCGTTATTGATATAGCGGCGTATCGTCGCCGGTTTTACCTTCATAGCTTCGGCGACTTCTTGTACGGTATAAGCGGTCACTCTCTTAAGCTCTATCATGCTTATACACCTCTTTTTCTGGTCTTCTTCGGCTTCTCTGGGCTCTCGATCAGAGCCGCCGTATCAATCGTCGCGAAGAAGGTCTCGAGCGCCTGGTCGAGCGCTTCTTTAATCTCTACGCGGTTAGTGTACGCGTAGTCTCTGAGCGTCTTTAAGTGCTTTTTGCGTACCTTAAAGCTCATTGTCGTAAATACCTCGGGGTCGTTTGCGGCTTCGAGTATCTCTTCTTGTTCTGCCGGCGTGAAGACCGGCTCTTCGTCTTCGATCTTCGCGAGAAGGGGATTTTTGCCGAGCGTCTTCTTAGTCATTTTGTAGTACCTCTCTTTCTCTTCTGTGGTTTCATGTTCTTAGCGACTTCGCCGGCGAGCGCTTTATACTGCTTCGCGCCCTTGCTCGTCGGACTAAAGCCGAAGATATCCTCGCCGTGACTCGGCGCTACGCCGAGCTTCGTATTTTGGCTTATCATGGTCTTAAATACCTTCTTACCGAAGTAGCCGCTCAGCGCGTCCAGTACGCCGGCGTCGAGGTTACGCCGGTCGTCGTAGAAGGTAAGTACTACGCCGCCGATCTCGAGCGAAGGGTTAAAGCGGTCGCGTACGAGGTCGACCGTATCGACGATCTGAGAGACGCCCTTAAGCGGCAGGTACTGAGCCGATACCGGTACTATCACTTCGTCGGACGCTGAGAGCGCTATCGGCGTAAATATGCTTAAGCTTGGTGGACAATCGACGAGTACGAAGTCGTACGGCTTACTCAGCTTACCCAGAGCGACGCGTAAGCGCGTATTACGCTTATTATCGCTTACGAGCTCGATCTCGCCGGCGCTGAGCCGTATATCGGTCGGTAAGACGTCGTAGCGCCCATTATGCGAGCGTATAGCGGCGTTAATATCGGCGCCCTTCAGTACTTCGTACGTCGTGAGGTCGTCGTCTTTAAGGTCGCTAAAGCCGGCGCTATCTGACAGGTCGCCTTGTGGGTCGATATCTACGAGTAGTACCGAGAAACCACAGAGAGCGAGAGCCGCGCCGACGTTAAGACAGGTCGTAGTCTTGCCGACGCCGCCCTTCTGGTTGATAAAGCTTAGTACCTTCATAAGTTGTTATACCTCTTTTCTTATGGTAGAATAAGAGCGGCTTAGACTCTTAGCTTCTTTCGTTAGTTGGCGCTTTCGGGGTTGCTCTGAGTCTGAGCTTCTTCTTTTTTCTTCGGGTTTACCTTGTAGAAGTCTTCGCGTACCTTCTCGAGCGTATGAGCCGCGCACAGGATAAGCGAGCCGAGACTCTGGTAGTTAGTGAGTAAGCTAATCTTCTCGGCGTCGTCGAGCTTGTCGTAGCCGAGGTTAAAGTCGACGTACGCCCACTCGAGCGTCTGTATCGCGTCGTCTATTGGCGCTATTGCGTTTTCGGCGTCCAGATATACCGAGAAAGGCGTTACGCCGTTAGTGTCCGTAAAAGGGGTCTTGGTTTCTTTCATTTTGTTTTACCTCTCTTTCTTCGTTCTGAGTCTAAGCCGCCTGTACAAAGATACCACAAGCGGAGCTTTTCGTCAACAATGACGATAAAAGAATAAACATAGTAATACAGTATTACCGGTATTATCAGTAATACGGATAATAAAAAAGAGCGTCGCCGCTCTGGGTCGCGCTCTTCTGTGGTCTCATTCTCCGACGCCTTGCGGCGAGTCGTGTACGCCGTAGTACGCGCCTACGCCTACCGGCTCCTGGTCGGCTCTGCCGTTGTCGTCTGCCGGCTCGATCTGCCCTTGACGCGGCGTATCGCCGGCTGCGGCGTCTTTTACGTAGACGTAGAGCTCGGTATTATAGTCGTCGGTCGTATCGAGTCTGGTAACGGTATAGTACTTACCTTTGTACTCTACGAGGTCGTAAAGCCGAAGGTCGTTACGGTAGTTAAGTACGAAGAGCCGCGTCTCGTTACTACCGTACGCTTGCGCTTGAAAAATCTGGTCTTGGCTGAGTTGCCGAGCGTACGCCCATACTGAGCCGTTTACCAGATACTTATAGCCGGCGACAGGGTAGCCGTTAGCGTTAATAGCGCTATAGTGCTGAATAAGCCGTACCTGCTTATCTTTCTTGTAATACTGATTCTTCATAACCTCACCTCGTTATATCGCGTCTAAGAGCTCTTGGTAGTGCTCAGTTAAGCCGACGTACGCGTCGAGAAGACTCGCGAGACCGTCGATACGGTACTTCGGGCTCTGAGCTTTTACCGGTTGAATATTGCCGTTTACGTCGGTCTTTATGCCGGTATTAGTGATACACCACTTCAGTAATACGTTATTATTGTAGTTAATCTTCTTACTCTGTAAGTCGACGGCGAGCTTCTGCATAGGTAGCGAGAGCGTCTTTACCCCTTGGTAACACTTGACGAGGTTAAAGCCGGCGGTCTGCATTTCCTGCACCCAGTACGCCGCGCTATAAGGGTCGTAGTATACCCATGCCGGCGTAAGCTCGTACTGCTCTACCATCTCGATAAACCACTTAGTAACGTCGCTATAGTTAATCTGGTTACCTTCACAGAGCCGAAGAAGACCGGCTTCGTACCACTTGTCGTAAGGTATCTTCTCGTCGTGTACGCGCTTCTCGAAGTGTTCTTTCGGTAACCAGTACATTTGAGTAACGTACCTCTTCTCGTCGCGATCCAGTACGAGAAGCGTCGCGGCGGTAAGGTCGCCTACGTGCGATAGATCTACGCCGCCGACGGCATAATACCCCTTAAAGCGGCTTATATCGAAGGTCTCGCGGTTGTCGATATCGTCGAAGGTAAGCCAAGCGGTACTTACCGTCTGTATGACGTTAAAGTCTTTACACAGTACGCCGGCGAGGTCTCTCGGGCTCTGCTTCGCGCGCTCTACCTTTTGTATGATATCGTCGAGCTTCTTAATATGACCGAGAGAAGGGTTAGCTTTTTCCCATTTCGTCGGGTCTCTCCACTCGTCTTTATCGTCGAGCTCGTAGAGTATCGGTAAGAAGTGCTCGTCTTTTATCGTGCCGTCACAGACGCCGGTAGCGTACTTATACATATCGTCGAAGATACACTCGCGTATAGTACCGGCGGTCGTTATCATAACTAAAAGAGGTTGCCGGCGCGCGCTTTGGCTCTGCTTCAGTACTTCGTACGTACCTCGGTCTTTGATACTGTGGAGCTCGTCAATAATAACGAGCGACGCGTTAAGACCGTCGAGCGTATCGCTATTTCTGCCGAGCGGTTGCATTTTCGAGAAGCTCAGCGAGAAGTACAGGTCGCTTTTACGCTTCTTAGTTATCGCGGCGAGCTCGGCGCTCTGCCGTACCATATTAAGCGCTTCGGTATATACAAGCTTCGCCTGGTCTTTTTTGCTCGCGGCGCTATAAACCTCTGCACCGGCTTCGCCGTCTGCTATCAGACAGTAGAGCGCGATACCTGAGAGTAAGGTACTCTTGCCGTTTTTACGCGCTACGTAGAGCATTGTCTCGCGGTACTTACGCTCTCTTGTGGTCTCATGTACGAAGCCGAAGAGAGCCGATATAAACGCCTTTTGAAAGAGCTCTAAGCGTACCGGCTTACCTGCCCACTCGCCTTTACTGTGACGACAAAAGCGCTCGATAAACTGTATCGGACGCTCTGCGCGCTTCTGGTCGAAGACGTAGCCGCCGGTCGGCTTCTCTATATCCTCGAGAAGCTTCTCGTACTGCCGGCGTATACGCGTACCGACGATACACTTACCAGAGCGAAAAGCGTCGACGTACTCGGCGATATAGTTACTCATATCGCGCCCTCTTTTAAGAAGTCGTATATCGCGCCGCTCTTTTCTGCTTCGGTCGGCTTGCCGATAAGGTCGGTAAGTTGTTTATACAGTACGCCGTACCTCTGTACGGTCGTGTTGTACGCTTTGAGCGCCGGCGACTCTCTAAAGAAGTCTTGCTTACCTTGCTTAAAGTGCTCGACTTCGCCGGTCTCGCGTATCTGAGCTTTAAGCCGCTTAAGCGTCTCGCTCATGAAAGCGAGCTCTTCGACCAGAGCCGCGCCGATATGCTTCTTATCGTCTGGTACGCGCTCTAAGAGCTCTTTTAAGGGGTCTTTACGCCGCATAGGTCTACACCTCACTTTCACATGAAACCACAGAGAGGAGCCGCTTAGCGCGCTCTACTACGTCGTCGATCTGAGCGCGGTCTCTCTGGTACTGCTTCGTCTGAGCGCTCTCTTTTACGTCGACGATCTCGCCGGCCGCGTCGAAGACGGCTACGTCGTGCCGGCTACCGTGCTCGGCGTTATGACACTCGAGACAGAGAGCTTCTAATCGCTCTGGGTTAAGCGATATCGTCGGGTCGTGGACGTTCTCGGCGTTTAACCATGTCTTATGATGACAGATTACCGCCGGCGCGCCGCAGCGCTCACAGATATACGACTTCGAGCTCATATAAGCCGCCGAGACTCTACGCCAAGCTTTACCAGAGTAAAAGCCGTCGTTACCGTACTTACTCGGCATTGATACTCGCGGCGTACTCGTTAAGCTCTTTCGCCTTAAGTGTAAGCGCCTTTAAGAGCGAGTTAATCGTACGCGTAAGCGCCTGGTCGTCTGCATGGTCGGCGTAGTACCATTGAGTAAGAAGAAAGCCGCTTACGGTCTCTACGAGCGGTATACCTATCGCTTCTTGCGTCGCTTCGGTTATACCGGTCGTTACCTCGATATACGCCGGTAGCGCTTCGACGAGACTCTCGATAAGGTCGTCGTTAGCGCCGGCGTCTACGTGCAGTACGTTACAAGCGTCGTATAAGGTCATAATTACACCTGTCTTTCTTAAAAAGTAAGGGTAGAGCGATCTCGGTACACTCTCCAGTAACCGCGCCCTACCCTTCGAGAGCGCTTACGTACACTCTCCAGTAACTATAAGCGGCTCTCGTTTGAAGGAGGTCTTTCGATGAATTGACTTTCCCGAAGTGAAGAGAAGCCCATCAAAGAAAGAGGAAAGAAAATATCTAAAGCCGGTCGAATACCGCTATAAGAGCCGGCTAAAGACCACAGGAAGAGCGACGTCTTAAGAGTTGCCGCCCTGTGCCGCCGCCGCTTTATAGAGCTTTACGAAAGCTTCGGCGACGATAGGCTTAGTATCGGCTACGGCGAGAGCGCGGTAGTCGATAACGCCCTTCTTAAATCCAGAGTCGCGGCTCGCTTCGATCATGATACCTTCGGGGATATTGTAGCCGAAGTACTTCGCGAAGTTGCCGAGGTATACGACGTTATCGTCGATATTGTCGTCGATCACCACAGGGAAGCCGAGCACCTTACCGATACTCTCGTCTTTCGGATCAGCGACGAAGATAGGACGCTTCGTAGTATCGGCGATAGAATAGAAGACGCTATACAGGGTCTTGTTATTCATAGCCATTTTCGCGCCCTGTGCGTAGCCGCGCTTCAGCAAGCCGACGAGCTCGACGATATCAGAGTAGCCGATATCGCTCGCGGCGGCGACTTCTACCGCGTTCTGGGTCGCGCCGGCGGTCTTTACCCAAGTCAGAGACTCGAGACCGGCGCCCTGAGAAGAGCCGGTACCCTTAACGACGCTATAGTCGAGCGTCTCCATAACGCAAGCGAGAAGCTCGTCGGCGAGATAGGACTCGAAAGCGTCGATACTCATACGACGGACTTTCTCAGAGATAGAGAAGACTTTCATAATCTCGTATCCGTCGAAGGTAACCGCGTTCAGCGTGACGTACTCAGAGTCGACGCCGGCGGCTTCGGTATGCCAAGCGGCTTTATCG